GTACAAAGGGCGATTGGCAAAAAGTACCAAAACTAAAAAGGTGAAATATGAACGTATTAGATTTTTGTGGTGTAGGTGATATTCGGACTTACCTTAATGAGCCGTTTTATATTGATGGAAACATCTGCTGCTCAAACGGCCATATCCTTGCTTGGAGACATCAAAATGAAATTGGAACAGATGACGCGCCTAGTGAAATGAAGCAGCGTGTTCGTGAAATGATGAATATTGACCATTCCAAATTTAAGCCTGTTTCATTCGATCTGCCAGTTATTGAGATGAGAAAATGCAGGGTGTGTGAAGGTACTGGTAAATGTACGCGTTCAATTTGTGAGGAATGTGACGGAGATGGCGAGGTAGAGCTTTGTAATGACTACAATTGTTATTGTGATGAGTGCAAGTCATGCGATGGCGATGGTCAAATTATTTCTATTGGAGGTGACTTGTGTGAAGAGTGTAACGGTTCTGGTGAGGTTCAAAAAGATAAGCATATCAGGCTCAAGTTATGCGATGTGATAATACAGGCAAAGTATGCAAAGTTAATTCATGGCGATGGGCTAGAGTGTTTCAAGCATGATGAAATGCTTATCTTTAAGAAAGACGGTGTAACTGGAATTATAGTGGGCTGTAGAGAGTAATGTTATTGGCAGAAACTACCAAAACTAATCTAAATTTGGTAGTTCTTGCCAATTACAAAGAATATCAGTGCTTTATACTTGGCACTCAACTTAACAAAGGCGATTGATATGAATGCAGAGTTGTTTTTACAAGGCCAGAAGGATTGCCAAGACGGCAAGCCGCATGAGGCTGGTAAAGGTGAGGATTATGACCGCGGCTATGCTTGCCAGTATGAGTTAGAGCAAGCCTTATCTCACACAGGGGTCAACTAATGGAAAAGAGCGAGCAAATCAATGACTTGGCCTCTGCACTATGCAAGGCTCAAGACCAAATGAGCGGTGCTACAAAAGACTCTAAAAACCCATTTTTTAAGAGTTCTTATGCCGACCTATCATCAGTGGTTAAAGCGGTTAAGCAGCCTTTTGCTGACAATGGTTTAAGTTATTCACAGTTTCCTATTTATGAGGAAAAGCTTGTAGGTGTTGAGACTATCTTGATGCACTCAAGTGGACAGTGGATCTCTAGTAAGTTGTTATTGCCAATGACAAAGCAAGACCCGCAAGCTGCTGGCTCTGCTATCACTTATGCGCGCCGATATGCATTGCAGGCGATTGCTGGAATACCTAGTGAAGATGATGACGGTAACTCTGCCACAGTAACTGCAAAAAAGGTGGCTTATCAGCTTGATGAAACTGCAATGGCTTGGATTTCATCTATCAAGGCTGGAAGTGCAAAGCCAGAAGATATTCAAGATATTAACTACCGTAACTTTATACAGGGGAACTTAAAATGAATGTAACATTATTTAGCAACATAACCACAGAAGAGGCTCTTTCTAAAATAGAGGAAGAGTCTAAGAAGTATGATGGCTTATATGTTGATATGGATGAAAAAGAGCAGCGTAAGTATGTTAAAGACCATGCTGCTGTAATTAACAGCCTGCTTAAGACGCTTGACCGCGCCCGTATTGATAAATCAAAACGCTATAAAGCCAAGGTTGAAGCCGAGGCAAAGCATATCCGTGAACGCCTAGAGGAAGCTAATAAGCCGTTTACACTGCTAATTGATCAGCACAACGAGAAGCGAGCAAAAATACTAGCTGAGAAAAAGCGCCTAGAAGAAGAGAAAGAGGCTGCAATCCAGCTTGAAAAGGACCATGAAGAAGGCTTGCAGTTAAATCGACTATGGGATTTAGAGGCAAAAGAGCGCGAAGCACAGCGAGAAGCAGAAAAGCAGGCTCAGATTGAGCGTGAAAAACAGATAGCAGAGGATGCGGCAAAACAGGCACTAATTGAAGCAGAACAAAAACGCATTCAAGATGAAGCTACGGCGGAGTATGAACGAGCAATGCGCGAGGCCGACCTTGAGCACAAAAAGACAGTAAATAATGAAGCTATGCAGGGCTTTATTGGCGGCGGGTTATCGGAAGACGATGCAAAGACTGCTGTAACACTGATTGCAAAAGGCTCAATTAAACACACTAAAATCAATTACTAATGACGCAAGAAGAAGTAAAAGAGCTGCTAGCACAAATGGCAGCTCAAACAATAAACCAACTAAAGAAAGAAGGTATTTTATAATGGCTAAAGGTTCAATTAATAAAGTGATGCTTATAGGCACGCTTGGCCGCGACCCAGAAATGCGATATTTGCCAAATGGAAATGCAGTTTGCAGTGTAAGTATTGCAACAGATGAAGGGTACAAAGATAAAAACACAGGCCAGCAGGTAGACCGCACAGAATGGCACCGTGTTGAGTTATTTGGCAAGCTTGCTGAGATTGTAGGCGAGTATCTTAAGAAAGGCTCAAAGGCTTATTTTGAGGGCAAGCTTAAAACCGATGAATACGAAAAAGACGGCATTAAGCGATATACGACAAAGATTGTAGCGCATGAAATGACCATGCTTGATAGCAAACCAGATGGTGGCCAGCAACCACAACAATACGCACAACCACAACAGGCACCGCAAATGGCACCACAGCAACCAATGCAACAACAGCCACAATACGCGCCACAACAAGCACCAGCGTATGGCCAGCCTCAAAACAACGGATATGCACAGGCTCAGGGAGGCATTAATCAAATGCCGAACCCTAACGACCCACCATTCTAACCAGCACACGGCGCTTTAATTAGCGCCTAATAACACGGAATATAGTTTAATCCCTGTGATTAAGTTTTAAAGGTACAGAATCGTGCATTTAAATAACACGCCCCGAAAGGGGGATGTAGGTGACTTATGATTATAAAACTACAAAACACAGTAATGCTGGTATTTTTTATATCCCTAATAGCTTCTTGGTGTATTGGTGGTGCCGAAATATTTAGCTTGATTATTCTAGCGGCGCTAGCTTGTTATACTTTATTAACATTTATTAGAATATGGCAATAATGATAATTAACAGCCAGCAAAGCCTTAATGAAGCTATAGATCAGCTAAAGAAAGACTTTGATCAATGTAAATACCTAGAGCTTGATATTAAAGCCAAAGGTAAAGCTAGAACGTTAAAGCAGAATGCAGCTTTGCATATGTTTCTAACCAATCTAGCTAACGCTTTAAACGATGCGGGCTTAGATATGAAGCGCACATTAAAGCATGAGGTTGATATTCCTTGGTCTATGCCTATGGCTAAAGAATACCTATGGAAGCCGATGCAAAAGGTTGTCACAGGCCAAGAAAGCACAGCAAAGGTTAAGACAGTTGATTATCCTTTGATCTACGAGACTTTAAATAGATATATGTCCGATAAGTTTGGCATATCAGTTCAGTGGCCTACAGGATAATATTTGATAGCTCCTATTTAGAGTGGTATAATTGATTATTCTAAATAGGAGTTATTATGCAAGCCCTAGTATCAATTAAAAACGGAAAGCCTACCGTTTCATCGAAAGAAATAGCTGAGAAATTTAACAAACCCCATAAAAATGTTATCAGGGACATTAAAAACTTAAAATGTTCAGATAGTTTTAGATCGCTCAACTTTGAGCTTTCCACATACACCAGCCCTCAAAACAAAAAATTCGACTGTTTCGATATGACAAAAAATGGCTTTATATTTCTTTGCATGGGATTTACAGGATATAAAGCAGCGGAATATAAGGAGGCTTATATTGCCTCATACGATAAAATGGAAGAGTACATAAAAAATGAGCTAGTAGATAATAGCTTGATGGATTCAATCAATCGCCTTTCCGGTCAGCTTGATGACTTAGCGGCAGCTGGTAGTGCTTGGGGGAAAACAGGAAGTGAAATAAGATCAAGAAAAAAAGAGGCCACAGAAGAACTGGTTATATTAATAGATAAAGCACAATTGCAGCTGGGGTTTTAGATGGGAATTAAAGTAAATCCAGCAGATCAGGCGTTTAGTAAGTGTGTAAGGGCGGCAAATGCTTATACATGCTACAAGTGCGGTGTTCAGCATGATAAATCAAGCTCAGGCTTGCATTGCTCGCACAACTTCTCGAGGCGACATCGTACTATTCGCTGGTGTAAGGAAAACGCACTACCTCTTTGCTTTGGTTGTCATCAATGGTTTGGTGGTAATCCTGCCGACTCCGGCCAATGGCTAGAAGGCGAGATAGGAGAGGGGGTTATTCAGATATTACGTGAAAAACGTGATTCAAAGGTTAAGGTCTCGAAATTAGAAGAAAAAGACATCGCCAAGCACTACCGCGAGCAGCTAAAGATTATTGAGAAAAAGCGTGACACTGGCCAAACCGGATATATTGATTTTGAGAGCTGGCAGTAGTTTGTAACTTTTTGCCAATGATTTAAGTGGATATTGGTAGTTTTTGCCAATGCAAGACTGCCAATATTAAATAATAATAAAATCTCACTTAAAGGAGAAATGACAATGCACGATAAGATTGAACTAATCCGCCAAGCTTTAAATGTAGCTCAAGATAATGAGTTGAAGTTGTCTGCATTAGCATTGGAAGCTTTAAAAGATATTAATCAGAACCTATTCACGATAGAAGAGAATATTCAGGCTCTAGAGTATCAGAACGATATTCAAAAAGCCGAAATTGAAAAGCTTGAAGCTGAGCTGGTACAGTTAGGGAGAGTTGCACATGGATAAGGCTCAAGGAAAGGCTTTTATAGGGGCGTTTTCAATTGTTTTTGCACTTGGTTCATTCTTTTATGTAAGCAATGAGAAGTTCAAAGAAGAAATGAAACAGGCAGAGCCAGTGCAGGTGGTAATTCCTAAGTATGAGGCGGGATCACAAGTTGCGGCTGCATGTGCTGCTTACTTAGAGCGCCAGTAGAATCATCCACTCATAGGAGGTGATAGCAGTACCCGTCAATCACATGCGTGAGTATCTGAGGCGGTTTTTAACCTTAGTGCTATATGGCGAACTAGATAGAAGGAAGAATTATGTTTAAATTTTTTGTTATTAAAACTTATAGTGATATCGATTTTGCACCAATTATTGAGTTGAGATATGGGGTTGGTATTTTTAGCCGGTGCATTGCTGAGTTTGATGGATACGCAAAAGCAGCAGCTGTGGCTAATAGGCTAAATAAAGACGCATAACCCAGAGCTTAGCTGTGTGAGCCATAGCGAGCATCTGACTAAAGTGAATTGTTATATCGGGGGGAATATGGATTACGATGATAGGGAATATGATGAATTCCAAAAAAACTGGGAGTTAGGGGATTACGAGAACCCTAAAAACGGTTGTGAGAAGTGTGGCAGAAGCCGCGTGTGCAAGTGTCCTAACGGAAAACATCGCTGCGAGAAATGCAGATGGTGCCCAGAGGAAAAGCGTTATGTATTCGAGCCGATATGACAACACAATACAGGGCGCTCGCGTCCCTGTAATTAAAGTGTTATTGATTTTGGTAGTTTTTGCCAATTACACCACGCCACGCCAATGCAATAATAAGCCATCACTTAGGGGGATTTATGGAAATTTTAGAAGTATTTGAAGATCACATTACAACCACTGCAAATGAACTGCCATACGATATGTGGAAAAACAACAACTTAGGCGATAGTGAGGAGGTTGTTGAAGTTGGATTTGATTATAAACAGGTAGGCGATCAATTAACTGGTGAGGTGTTCATTACATCGGTAAGCATGGGTGATAAGAATTTGCACACTATTCATGCAGATAGACAAATTATGTCAGCGTACATTGAAGATCACTTAAGAGAGCTGCAGGAAGACTCTAATATTGAAGTGAATGGGGGTTGGTAATGGCACCAGAAGTCTACCCAGAAAAAATACGCCAATGCCATAATAAGCTAATGAATATGCAGGCATTAAGGCTAAACGAAATAGAGTCTGAAATGGTTAAGACTCTACGCCAACTAGAAAAGATAATTAAGATTTGCAGTAAAGAAGGTAGTGCAGATGTGCTTAAACTAGCACTAGAAGAGCGCAACAGGATTAGTGAGTATTTATATAAAGTTAATAGAGGGTGAAAGATGAAATACACAAAAGAACAGCTAGAAGCCATGAAGCAAGCCGCGCCGGATATGCTTGAGGCTTTGGAGGAGTGTATTACCAGTATGATAGCTAGTGGATACTTATTAGGTCATGTAGCTGTAAGGGCTTGCCATGCAGCCATCGCCAAAGCCAAAGGAGAGAAAGAATGATATTAGATTGAGACAAGCTTCTGAATGACCTAAATGAGCAGCTAGACTCAATAAAAAAAACAATACCAATAATCATTAAAGATCAGGATTGGAGTAATTGTCTAAAATTTGATGGAGGGTCAGCTGCAATCAGCGAAATAATGAATGCCATTAAGTCAGGCGACTACACAATAGAAGGAGAGAGTAAATGAATAACGCAGATACGCCAGCGATGCCTTGTGATGATTTGATACTAAGGGACGATAAAGGCAATTTGTATGGCTCACCAATCAGTAGCGCTGGTTTAACAAAGCGAGAACACTTCGCAGCTATGGCAATGCAGGGCTTGCTTTCAAATGGTACTCGCGCGCTTGTAGCTAGCGAATCAGTAGCTATAGCCGACGCGCTATTAAAGGAGTTAAGCAAATGAAACCCACAGACTTAACGTGCCACCAACAAGTAGCTGCCGTAATAGGCGAGGCCTATGCTGATCATGAGCTCCAGCGGGTATTGGATTGTGAACTCTACAAACATGAAGAAAAATATACCTTTGGGTTTATTTGGCGTTATACCCCTCAAGGTGGTGAGTTTTGGAATCTTATCAAATGTGAACAAAACCCCTACGAACACGGCCATAATAGGCCAGAGTTGTCCGAAATAACCCGCGCGAATTCGGACAAGATAGGCGCGCGGCTGGTGCTAGAAGAAAAATCAATAAGCCAAATGGCTGAGGACGTATTCAAAAAGGCTGAGTCCATGGGGTTTGGCAAAGAACGCAGCAAGGTAACAGCAGAAAGAATACTAGAAGCAGGCTTAGGCCATATGCAAGACCGAGCAGTCACCTACGATAACCCACATGGTGAGCGTTCAATAGGTAAAACCGTTGATATGTTTAATGTACTTTATGGGTTAGAACTAACAGAAGAGCAAGGCTGGGCTTTTATGAATATCTTGAAGCTAGTGCGAACAAGTCAGGGTGAGTTTAAGTTGGATAACTTTGAAGATATGGCGGCTTATGCTGGATTGATGGGTGAGGCTGCTGCAAAAGGAGCTGAGAAATGATAGAGAATATATTCTATACAAGTGCGCTGCTTGCTTTAATGTCAGTTCTCTTAATGACAATATTTGAATATGAAGAAGTCCCAAAGTGGATATCATTTACAGTTACTGGAATACTTGTATTATCGCTTACTGTTTCCTTTATTGCGCTGTTAATATTAATATGGGTGTAGCGCCAAAAGGTAAAATTGCGCTTAATTCAGTATCTGCTAAAATGCAATAATTAATTAAGGATGATGATATGAAATCCAATAAATCAAAGAAAAAAGTAGTTAAGAAGCCAGCAAAAGGCAAAAAGATTGCTGGTGCAGGTGGCAACGGAAAGCAACGGAAACCTAGTTATGCTTAGCATAGTATCCCCTATACTTCTTTTAATCGCTGTTATGCTGTCTTTTACTGGCCAGCAATGGCACAGATTACTTTGTACAATATGTGTAATCGTCCCAACTATTGCTCATTATTATTGGTTTGATTCGACCACTGGGGCTGTGTATTACGGCTCAGCTATGGCGTTTAGCTCAATGAGTATAGCCTTACTTCAATTTGTGAAGCCAAACGAGAAGCGCTCCCAGCTTGTTGTTCATCTTCAATCTATCTCTCTAGCCTTTGTTATCGTCAATTTTATAGGGTACTTTATTTGGTATGCCTATATGCACCCAATGATGTATAATTGGATGTGTTTATTACTTGCAGTTATAGAAGCTGCGCGGTTATTAATCCACACCAATGGCGATAAAGAAGATGGAATTGATGGCCGCTATTATAATAGGCATGATAATGATAATAAGCGCGGCTTGGGTAGTAGGGGCTAATATCTATGGACGGTATAAAAGAACAGGTGATCGAACCAGTTTTAAATAACCCTAAGACTCAAGCGTTTATTGCAAGCGCTACAGTGGGGGTTAGTGCTGGTTCAAGTACTATTGAGAACCTTCAAAACATATTCGGCTTAATTGGTACTATTTTAGGCTGTATCTTAAGTGCCGTATTGATTTATAAGAATTTAACTCAACGTAATAAATAAACGGTTTATAGTGCGCCTCAGGCTATATAAAACCCCTGTGCAATACTGAGGCAACCTAAAGACTTGATTGTCTTTTTTTTGGGGTTTTAAAAGCAAAAACGAGCGAGATACGAGAATGCCAGAGTTTACAGAAGATAGGCAGCCAGAAAAACGCAGAGGCAGAAGCACTAAGAATAAGATACTTGATGCAATAAAGAGTGAGTCTGTAAAAGACCTCATTGGATTGCATGGAGAGCCTACGCGCGAACAAGCAGAGAATGCTTTCTTTTCACATATAGCTAAACGAGCTTTTAACATTGACGATAAAGACTCAGGCCAGATGCTTAAGGTTCTGGCAGATAAAGGCTGGTCCAGTGTTAAGCCAACAATGGAGCGAGTTGAGTTCGAGTTTGATTCTACTGCCACGCCAGATAAGCAAGCCGCACAGGTATTAGAGGCAGCCAGTAAAGGCTTAATCTCGCCTGATGTTGCCAACATGTTTATCGACTCAATATCTAAGATGCTTAAGATTGATGAAATCACGGTGATTAAGAATCGACTAGAGGCAATTGAAAAGGCATTAGATGAACGCAATTCTAAAGAAGCTTGATCAATTAGAGTCAATTATAGTTACCTCAACGGGTAGCGGCCTATCAACACCATTCGGGCTATACGAGCCTACTGAAACAGGCCCTAAGCTTGTTAGGACTATTAAGTATAAGAATGGAGAATGGGTTGAGACTGACGACAAGCCTCTGGCTACAATTCCTATTAAACTTGAGCCTGTCTTAACACGTCCTAAGCGATTTATAATTATTATCGGTGGTCGTGGTTCTGGTAAATCTCAGACAGTTGGCCAGATATGCGTAGTTGATATGCATGACCGCGGCATTAAAACTGCCTGCTTTCGTGAATTCCAAAACTCTATTGATGACTCAGTACAAAGCCTATTAGCTAATCAGATTAGAAAGATTGGCTTGGATGGCTTTACTTTCACAAATACCGCGGTTAAATCTAGCAATGGAGCTGAGGCTAAATTCAAAGGCTTAGCTCGTAATCCTGACTCTATGAAGTCAATGGATGGGTTTAAACGATTTTGGACGGAAGAAGCACAAGCAACATCAGAGAATAGCCTTAAGCTACTAACGCCTACAATGCGTGAAGCAGGTGGCTCGATGATATTCACTGCCAACCCAGCATCAAGTGAAGACCCATTTTCCAAGCGATTTATTACACCTTTCAGGGAAGCTTTAGACCGTGATGGCATCTATGAAGACGACCTTCATTTAGTTATAGATATGAATTACACGGATAATCCATGGTTTCCAGAAGACCTAGATCAAGAAAGAAAGTGGGACCATGATAATCTGCCTAGGGCCTTATATGATCATATCTGGATGGGCCAGTTTAATGACTCAATACCTAACGGGCTTATTATGTCTGAATGGTTTGATGCGTGTATAGATGCCCATGAAAAACTAGGGTTTAAACCTAGAGGCATTAAGAAGGTTACACACGACCCGTCAGACCTTGGCCCAGACCCTAAAGCTTTATCAATGCGTCATGGCAATGTGATTATTCAGGTTGAAGAGCGTGAAGACTTAGACGTAAATGAGGGTATGGATTGGGCGACCGACTACGCTGTCAATAATAACGCAGACCAGTTCGAGTATGATGTTGGCGGCATGGGGGCTGGACTTAAGCGACAAGCTAATACTAACCTAGATGGCACTAAGATTGATGTTTATCAGTTTAATGGTGCTGTGACTCCTGATATGGGCGATGCCATCTATGCCCCCGCTATTGGTGAGAATGTCCAGAAGCAAAAAACCAATAAGGAAGTATTTAGGAATCTACGCGGGCAGTGCTATGCGTCACTTAGAGATCGTGTATATTTAACTTATCGAGCTATTGTGCATGGTGAGTTATGCGACCCTGAATTACTAATAAGCTTTAGCTCAGAGATAAAACACTTAGGTAAGCTCAGATCAGAGCTTTGTCGAATCCCAATTAAGCCTAACGGCTCTGGCTTGTTTGAACTTTATACAAAGGATACAATGCGTACTAAGTTTAAGTTGTCAAGTCCTAACCTTTCCGACTGTGTTATGATGTCTGAAAGAATTCATATAAAACAGACTGTGATACAGGATATAAGCCACCTACATATAGGCTCTAGGAATCATTGGTGAACAAATGAAAGACACACAAGAAATCTTAATAGATTTTAGAGAGGCGCTAGGCTCAAGCAATGATGTCAATGAGCAGTGCCTTAAGGATAATCAGTTTGCCAAGATTGCTGGTGCTCAGTGGGCTGGTAGCGATGCAGAGCAATTTGCCAATAAGCCTAAGCCAGAAAACAATAAGCTATTCAAGAATATAAACCGCTTGCTTGGCCAGTATCAGCGCATGGAAATGAATGCGCGCATTGCCAGTGCCAGTGATATTGCAACGGATGAAGACGCAGACTTATTACAAGGTCGCTGGCGCAATGATTTCAATATGTCAGATGGTATTGAGGCACTAAACAATGCAGCAGATGAAGCGTTCTTTGGTGGTTTTGGCGCTGTTAAGTTGGTTGCCAAGTATGAAGACGAAGAAGACCCTAAGCCAGAGAATCAGTATTTATGTATTGAGCCTATCTACTCAGCGCCTAGTTCGGTTGTATTTAGTGCCGGAGCTATTCGTAAGGATAAACAGGACGCTAAACAGGTATGGCACCTTGTGCGAGTTAATCGCAAAGAAACGGAAGAGGCATACGGTGTAGATTTTTCTTCATTCCCTGATGCAACTGATAGTGGTCTATTTGATTGGAAGACCGATAGCACAAAGGATGTTTACGTTGCTCACTATTACGAGGTGATTGAAAAAACCCTAACTGAGTACAAATTCACAGAAGAAGGCATTGATCTGATTATCACTACTGGTGACGGCATTAAAGACCAGCTTGGTAATAGCGTTAAACGTGATGAATTATCAGAACTACGTGAAGCATTTGAATATGAGCAATCACAACGCAAGGTTAAATTTGTTGAGTACGCTTTGATCTCAGGTGATAAATTCTTAATTAAACCAACTAAGACACCGTTTAAGTCTATCCCCATTGTTCCCCAGTACGGCTACCACACGGTTATTAATGGCATTGAGTACTATTGTGGTGAAGTGTGCCGTCAGCGTGATAGTCAGCGTTTTGAAAACATGGGCTTTGGTGCTCTTATGGAGATTATGGCGCAGAGCCAGAAAGAGATTCCAGAATATACGCCAGAGCAGATCAATCGACATGCGCCATTCCATGCGAACAAAGATTTAGACAATCCAGCTTACCTGCTTTCTGACCCTATCAGAGATGCTAACGGGAATATCACACATGTTGGCCCTATTGGTAAGCATATGCCGCCGCAGATAGGCTCAGGTTTAGCTAGTGGCCTTCAATACCTGCAGCAGAATATGGATGAGCAATCCGCTAAAGGTCAAAGCACGCTGCCAAGCAATACAGCAGCCGCAGCCATCCAGCAGATTAATGAGCGTCAAGACGATGCGTTCCAGCCTTTATTCCAGAATGCAGTTCAAACCATTAAAGCATTGTGTAAAGTATGGATTCCAGCAGCTCAAATGGTTTACTTCTCAGGCTCAAAGACTTTGCGTATTCAAGGGCCAGATGGCTCATATAGTCAGGTTAAGACTTTAGAATATGCTGTTACTGATGAAGGTTTTGGGCCTTACAAGAACGCTGCCCGTGGTAAGTATGATGTTACTGTTAAAGTTGGCGAGTCTCACAAATCGCAGAAAGAAGCAGACTTGGCAGGCGCTAAAGAATTGCTTCAATACACTGATACAAGCACCCCTCAAGGGCAGATTGTGCTTATGTCTGCTATTCAGTCAACTACTGGCGAAGGTATGGCAGCAGCTCGCAAGATGGCACGTTTTAATGAAATTAAGATTATGATGATGGAGGGCATTGACCCTGATCTTAAAAACGATGAAGAGCGCCAATTCGCACAACGTACCATGCAGCAAATGCAAGCAGCTCAGCAGAATCAGCAAAACCCTCAAGCCATGCTAGCTCAAGCAGAAGCACAAGCCCGTATAATGGAAGGTCAAGCTGCCATTCAGAATGAAGTTAATGACGCGCAGAAGATCCGCATTGATGAATTCAAAGCTATGACTGACCGCGAGAAGGTTAAGATTGATGCTGCTAAGGCTGGTGTATCCATTGAGAATACGCAGGTTAAGACTCAGGGTGAGCTAATAGATCAGCAGCTAAAGGTTAGTAATGCAATGATGGGGCGTTAAGCCCCTTGTTCATCGCTTTTAAGGTTATCCATTTTGTGTTTTATCTTTGTTATTAAGTGCTTGATGTTATTTTTCTTAATGCAGATACCATTTACTTTTAATGTAAAAAACCCAAAATCAGATCGTGCGGAGATCATATATTCACACTTAAAAGGCTCATATCCGAAGCATTGAATTTTAATGCCTTCTGGCTTGTAGGCATGGTTATCAATTAAATTTTGAGCCTCAATTATCTTGCTGGTAATAATGTCGTTTGCTAGGTTGGTCATTTGGTTTCCTTGGTCATTTCTACTAAATAAGAAAAATCATCATTTGTGTTTTCAGCGTCTAGCCTTTCTTTTAGTTTGAATGCTTCTTCTACGTCTGTGAACTCGGCGAAGCATTCACAATTTCCATGGTAATACTCAGGCATATCAATCAATAAAACTTTATATTTATATTTCATACATTCACCAAATCTATGTGTGTAAGTTTAGCCATTCATGCTGTGAATGGCGCGTGGTAGTCTATGAGTGCTTACCAAGCTATCCCTTTAATGTTTATATTTTCCTTGCATGACGGGCATTTTACGGACTCGCTGAACTTATCATGCTCATCAGACCAATGGCCATCAGGGCAAGCGCTTTTCATCAAATAACCATCGTCATTTAATCTTCCATTATCAAAATCAAAAAGATCAAAATAATCATCACAATGAGGGCATGTCACATTCAATTCGATGTTTAGATTTGCTTCTACCGTTTCCATCCCTTCCTCTCCTCTCGTTTATTCAATTTCATCATGCACAACAGCTAGCATCTTCCTTAGCAAGTTGTCAGCCTCTTCAATTGTCATGGTGATGCATTCACCGCCTTTATCTTCTGCGCGGTCTATTTGCTTCTCTAGTTTTATGAGCTGCTTATTAAGCTCTTTTATTGATTCTCGCATACTGACTCCTCTCGTTTATGGTGTGTTAATTAAGCGCTTATTTGTTTAGCTCCTCTTGCAGCAACTCAGAATAAGTTCCTGATCCTTCAACCACATGCTGCAAATGCCCGCTGGCAAGCAATCCCTGCAAAGCCATGGCTGCAAACTTCTGCTTATTGCCCTTGCGAATAATATCGTCTAGCTCTGGATCACCTGTTTCTGGCACGCCCATTTGCAAGCAGAATTGCTCGCGTTTGGTTAATCCTGCTCCTTCGGTCGGGCAATTCCCAATCCCCTCGCACCACGTAGTGTAATCTTGAGGCATCGCTGGCGTATCTGCGTTATTCATTTTTTCTCTCCTTTGTTAATTTAACTCCTACTCTAACACCTAGAATTTATAAATCATTGGCAAAAACTACCAAAATTCGCTGATGCTTGTAAGTTTTGGCCAATCCTATAAAATACATGAATGGGAACCGCTGCGCCCATAAATGCAGCGTATACGTTGACCATATGAGCGGAGAATAATATGGATTCTGGAAATATGTCTGAAGTAGAAATTGAAAGCGTTCAACCTGATGAAGTTGTGGTGACTGAATCAGAGGAACTGGAAGCAACTGAGGCAACACCACAGGCCGAGGAAGCGGAAAGCACAGATCAGCCAACGGTTTATATTGAAGATGAAGGCGACCAGCAAGAAGAGCCTAAAAGCGGTGAAATGACAGAAGCCCAAATGCGGGCTGCTTGGAAAGAAGAACGCGAGAAGCGCAAGCGTAAGAATGCAGAGCTAGAAGAAGCCCAGCGAAAGCAGGCGGAACTAGAAGAGCGTTTAGAGCGCGCTGAGAAGTTAGCTTTTGAAGCTAGTGTAGGTAAGAAGCCAAACCCTTCTGATTTTATTGATGCTCAAGATTACGCAGATGCGTTGAGCCAATATGAAGAGAAGATGTCAGGCCTTAAGCCAGCACCTAAGCAACAAGAGCAGCAAATACAGCTTAGTGATGATCAGGAGTTCCACGCTGATAAGAGTCGTTTAGAGTTGCGCAAGCACCTACCCGACTACGATGAAGCGGAAGCAGAAGTTGATCAGTGGTTAGAGTCCAAGTTCCCTAATGGCAAAACCATTAAGGCGGGCGTGATCGCATTAACCCATGCTATGGATATTGATTACGCAAAAGCAATGTATGCTGTTAATAAACTTCCAAAGGTCAAGGCTGAGCTTGAAGCAGCTAAAAACCAGATGGAAATCGCGGCAATTCTTAAAAAAGCAGCTAGTAAAGTTAAGGTTCGTCAACCCGCAAAGATTGAAACAAAACCAGAACCCACTCTTAGCAGTACTGGTTCGGTAAGTGCGGCGGCCCGTGAGCTTGAAAAAGCCCGTGAAGCCTATGCAAAAGATTCCAGTGTGGCGAACTTTAAGAAGGTCGCTGATGCTAAGAAAAAACTTAAAAGCTCATAAGGAATAACCAACATGGCTAATTCATTTTCTAAAGATAAAATGGCTACCCTCTTTGAGGAAACAGCCGAAACAACCTCGCTTAACTTGTCACTATCTAAGTCGTTAGATACTTACGATATGGATATGGACGCAGACAAAGGCCGTACTTCTGACTCTAACGGTGCTGATACCGTATGGATTCCACAAGAAACGCGCTTTACTGTAACGGATGGCTTTGCCTCAACTGCTGGTAATGAGCAGGATATTGTTGATCGCAACATCCCTGTACGCCGCAATAAAGCTAAGCACATCTTTACCCGCATCGGCACTAAAGATCTGCGCGACCCAATGCGTTTAGAGCGTGCTAAAAAAGGTATGGCCAAAGATATTGCTATTGCAGTAGATACCGCAGCATATGAGACTATGCGTAACCGCGCAAACATGACCCTATCTCTAACTGGTGACTTCTCTTACGATGATGCTATCTTGGCTGAAAGTAAGATGTTAAACGCTGGCCTAGGTCGTTATGACAAGAAGTTATGCCTATCTATCCCGCATTACAATAAAGTGCAAAAAGATCTGCAACCTGCCTCTCGTGATGTAATGGTCAGCGATGCTCTTACTCGTGCCAAAGTTCCGCCACTTTCCACGTTTGAGACTATGCGCGCAGAGTACATCAATAACCTAGCTGCAAACGGCACTACGGGCTTAACCATTAACGGCGACCAATCGCACACAGTTTCAACCTATGATGCGTCTAATGAGTTCTATTTGGATAACCGCCAAATGACTCTAGCTATCACTGGTGCAACTGCTGCGAACATGCCTGCTGGTACTAAGTTCACTATTGCTGGTGTTAATGCTCTTAACCCTGAGTCTAAAACTGACACAGGCGAGCTTCAAACATTCACAGTAGTAAATGCTGTAGATGCTGCCCCTGTTATTTCGCCTGCTATTGTTATTGATGGCCCTTATGCAAACTGTACGGCTCAAGCTGCCACTGGTGTTGCTGTGACTATCATTAACATTGCAAATAACGCTGCATCATTGTTCTACACCCCTGAGTCTACGTTTATAGTGCCGGGGATTTTACCTGTTGCGGCTGAAGCTGGCGGCGTTAATACCTTCAACGGTGTGACTGACAATGGCATTCCAATGCGTATGACTATGTGGTGGGACCCTCATGCAGAAGCACTAAACATTAAGACTGTTATCTACTTTGATATTGCGGTTGTTCATCCTGAGCAAGTCGGCGTTATCTTAGACGTACAAGTCTAATCTTGCGGGGGCTTAACGGCCCCCTTTTTTTAAACTATTAAGGGGTTAATATGTTACACGTATTTAAACAAGGCGGTGGTTGGAAAGATTCGGATGGTTTTGAATACACTATTAAGGCAATCAATCCTTCAGACCGTGTTAAATTCCTAGAAGATGGTTGGTATACCTCATTAGAGAATGCCAAAGCTATTCAACTAGATGAATCAGATTATGGCGTAGATGGCGGTGAATATGAGCGTGATTTACGTGATAAAATCAAAGCATTAGGTGGCAAGCCGGCTGGCCGTTCTAGCATTGAGCGATTAGAACAGCAACTTGCAGACCTAGAATCGAAAGAAGGTCAGGAATAAGAATGGCAACCAAAGGCAGGATTGCAGAGCGCGCTCTGGATAGCTTAGGAATTGGCGGTAACTACGAATCAGATATGATTGTACGCGCCATTGATAACCTAGATGAAATGATGCTTTCTTGGGAGCAGGATGGCGTTATTCTTGGGTATACTCATACCGATGAAACAGCTAGTCCTAGTGATGAATCAGGCATCCCAGATTACTCACGTCAAGCGGTTATTCTCAATCTTGCCTGCCAATTAGGTATGGTGCTCAAACTTCCAATTGATCAATCAATGATGGCTCGAGCATCTAACGCTTATAAAAACCTAATACCAATTGCACCACCTTCAATGGCTGCCAATCCTTATATGCCACTTGGCCAAGGGAATAACATTTATTATGAGCAGCCAGCTTTTCAGTCACAGGGCGACACGGTTTTAACTAACAATCAGGATACGCCTTTATTGGCTGATATTGGTGACGAAGCATGACAGGTATTAGGCTTGGCGGACTAACAACTCAAGATACAATTGATGATACCGCGTTAATTCCCATTACAAACAAAGATAAAGTTACTAGAAATATAAGCTTTTCTGATTTTAAGCTTGGCCTTACAAAGGGCGGGGTTTCCGGTCAAATTAATTTAGACCCTTCCACTCCTATCACTTTATTAAATATCTCTAACGACAATATTAATTTTGCTAGTATCTCAAATGGCCAGATGGTGCTTGATGTTTCTAAGTTGCCAACCAATCAGGCATTAACATCGATTAAGTATGTACGCGATAAGTCAGACTTGACGGGAGCATTAAGTAGCAGTGTTGTTTATATCATTGACGGATCTATTGATATGGGTACGACGTCAATTACTGTCCCTGCTGGTGGTTTGAATTTAGCGGGATATTCTTTTGATGTATCAGGCCTATATTCAAGTGCTGACAATTACACGATGTTTGTAAGTCCAGCTGGTGGTAGTGGTAACTTCTTAGGGCAGGATTACTTTATACAAGTAAATGGTGCTAACTCTAAGGTTTATGACATTATTGACTCAGACTCTACTCACGCTTTCGAGTTTGAGCGGATTAATTACAATAACTGCACAAGCCTAGGCACTATCGAAAATTATAGGCAAGGGCTTGAGGGTGGCACTGGTCGATTTGGCGGCACTCCAGAATTAACACTTGCTGGCACTTGGCTTGGTGGCTATCGAATCACCACGAGCATTGTTCGCGGCCTAGATAACGCTATGGTAGGCACATTATTTAAAGCTGGCACTGGCTTTCAGATGGCTAGTCGATTCTTAACCGATATTAACGCAGATTTACCACCTGATTGCTCGCTTTGTGATTTTGCAGGCTCTAACTTTGTACTACCTTCAACTATTCAAATTCAAGGCGCGATTGTAACAGGCGCTGCCAATGTAGGCCCAACTCCAAACCTTACCGCAGGAGAATTAGAATGTGATTGGCGAAACAATGTAGGCGTAGATAATACCTATGTAGGTGGTAGCACTAAAGTAACGACCGCAACCCTAACCCCTATTGCTGCAATCAATACCTATTATGATGTGCTTGGAACGTTTACAGCCTCGGAGCTGCAACACTTTGATGCACCAGCAAGCGGGCAGCTTAGGCATCTAGGCACAAACCCAATTAACTATAAAGTAAATCTATTCTTTAGCGTTGCTGGGACTGCTGACAATCTAATCAGCTTAAAGGTGGTAAAATGGGATGACTCTGCATCTGGCTTTGTTGATGTAGTAGCGCAGCAGAAGCCAGTGCTAAACCTAACAGGCGGTACAGACGTAGCGTTCTTTAATGTAATCAAGAGCGTTCAGTTAGATCAAAATGACTATATTAAAATCCAAGTGGCGAATAATTCAGGCACAGCAGATGTAACCGTTCAGCTTGAATCATTCTACGAAATAACAGAGAGGTGATATTATGGCTAGCTACTCAATACCCATTCAGGATGGGACTTATAACACAGGCTCAAGTGATGTAAGTCAAATAGGCCAGTTAAATACTGGCTTTGGTCATCAAATGTCGATTAAGCTAGCTAGCGGGTCATCTTTATCAGCAGGAAGTTTGCAGATATTCTGCAAGGGTAAAGGCTCAGATGCTTATGAAGAAATACCAGACTCACCAATTGATCTAACAGCAATTGTTACGCCTATGTTTGAATTTCATAGTGATGCGTATAGATTTGTTGTTAGTGGCTCAACTGGTAGCGGAAGAATAATAATAACTGACTTAGAGGCTTCTTAATATGTCAGGGCCTAGACCGATACGACCAACCGCAGGCGGCGGAGCTGGATTAACCCCATCACAGGAGGGTAATCTTAATGCTAATACAGCTGCAAGGCATACACATGCCAACAAAGTCATACTGGATGCCACAGAAGAAGCTTTTACTACCGCAATACTAAATAACATCAGTCAAAAGGTTGATTCTGATGGGTTAAAGCAGCTATCAACTGAGGATTATACGACCGCAGAAAAAAACAAGCTTGGCAATATAACAGACAGCTTTAAAGGCTTCTTTGCTGATTCAATCGCTAGAGATGCAGTTATAACAGCGCCAGCAAGCGGCTTTTATATTATTCAGGATGATACGGATAGTGTTTGGTTTTACGATGGTGTAGCGTGGGTTAATACTGGTAATACATCAACTGGGGATATGTTAAAGGCTGTATATGACCCGACAAGCGTTAGTGGTGATGCTTTTTCTATGGGAAGCATGGTTGAGACAGCTTCAGAGAAGGTTTTTACCTTAGCAGAGAGGACTAAGCTTGCGGCTTTAATTCAAATAGATCAGCCAACTATTGACAGAATACCAGCTCAAGATGTAGTAATTGGGACTGGGGCTACAGAGATTCCCGCCAATGAGAACCTAAGCTCAGCAGTGTGTGGTACGGCTTCGTTTTCAGGAGATGTCTATACGTTCTCCCCAGTTGGCACTGGATTTAGGTCATTACAGGCTGGCATGTACGTTAGTTTCAAACTGCCTAGCGGATCTGCAAACACTACGACTACGCCGGATATTAACTACAATGGCTCGACTTACGTTATTAAGTGGATTAATGGGAGCGCATTAGTTGCAAGTGATTTAACAGAAACCTACAACAAGCAGCCAATTTTGTTTTACTTTGACGGCACCGATATGTTGATTGCTAGTGATATTAGTGGAAGTAATACAGCGGGGGAGTGGATAAGAAAAGCAAATGGCGGACAAAATTGCACAAGAACATACGGCCAGCTATGGCCAGTTGGAGGAACTACCATCTCTATCGGCATATCAAAATCATTTGTCTCCGCTGACTTTTCGCCAAATGCATCATGGGGTGCCTCTACTGGTGCGGCAGGATCTGGGCTTGAAAAGATAGGATTGCAGCCAAATGGAACCAGTAATGTTAGTTTGACTGTTGTTATGAACTCATCTGACACTAGGGACGTTTATATACAAGCAACAGGCCGATGGTACTAATAGCCAACCTACTCCGCGCTCTAGAATAGACAGCCATCGCGCTGCTTGCGCTGTTCGTTCTGTTTTTAGCTTTAATTTTGAGCAAACATAAACAGGTGTTATGATATGCAAAACAATCATAAGTTTGAATTATGCAAGAACTACCATTAAACGGATCTTATGATTCAGAAAGTCAAAAGCTTTCTAATCGTAGATGTGTGAATTTCATCCCTGTTGTTAGTGATAATGGGTCGCTCTCTACTCTGTCACTAATGCCAACAGTCGGCCGCGAGAAAGGCAAGAACATTGATAGCAATGTTGGTGTTCCTGCTGGAACTAACATTAATCCCGCCAAGCCAGTTAAAAGCAACGCCGTACAATGGACTGTATCAAATGTGCCAAGCACTATATTTGTAAAAGATCAGATGGTTGTTGCTGCTGGCTCAGAAGGTGCCATGAATGTTAGCAAGCTGCTAAAGTATGACGCAGATACAATTCAGCCAGACGGTGAGAGAGTTCGGATAGCCGTAAGCCCGAATACTATTGTAATAGTTGGCTATGGAAGAAGAGACACAGCATCAGTCTCTAATAATTATTATATCCAGTATTCTCAGGGCAATGCCTTTAACTGGAATTTGCACTCACCCACCTTGTCCGCAAAGCCTATAGTTGACGTAGCCTTTCTTGGCGGTAGATTCTTATATTGCAATTACGACCCATCAAGCCCAAAGGTCTATTATTCATCATTGACTTCCCCAGTTGCCGACCCTTTAGATTTTATTGCTCCAGATGGCAATACTGGATTAATAAAAGGGATAGAAGTTTTTTCAAATATCCTTTATGTATTTGGCGAAACTAAAACCTATATGTACAGGGTTACGGATAATACTGATATACCTTATGCTTTAATTGGCTCTATTGATGTCGGCCTATACCAGCCTGAATCAAAAGTATCTACTGGTAGCGGGATATTCTTTATAGGCAAGACGGCGACCAATAATTACGGACTATATAGAATAAATGGCGGCTCATTTCAAAAGATAAGCAACCCTGCTATGGAGTTCCAGTTAAGTAAAAACAACCTTTACGACACATACGGCGACACAGACAACGGTAAAAACCCAAAGTGGCCAGACTATATACCTGTGTTCAAAATGAACGACAGCGATCAGGATGTTATTGTTTTTAATTCTCCAAAGGTATGCCTATGCTTCACTGAGTCAAGTAATCTATGGCATGAGAGAAAAACATATGGCCGTGAAAATTGGGACTGTATAGGCTATGGACTAACCCCAGAGGGGCCGGTCTTTATATCCGATACATGGGTTGAAAATGGGCTTGGGGGTTATGACACCAATATATCAGAGGTTAATAGATATAGCGGGCTTGAGCTTGGCAATCTAGTAAACCGTGAAGTTGTCACCTCTCCATTTAATGCGCTAAATGACAGGATGATAGTTCCAGAGCTTCAGCCTATTGTAGAGATAGATTTTAGTGAGCCAGACCCGTTATGGGCAGACCCTCAGATAATGCTTTCAGTGTCTTATGATTACGGTGTTACTTTTGAGCAAGAGCGTTCACTTGGTACGGGTAAATCAGGAAGCTATAAGAAAAAGACTCGATTTTTTAGCTTTGGCTATGTTGATCAATCTTTCACCGTTAAGTTAAGGGTTATGAATCCGTACCCTACACGGATAATTAAGTTGCTAGCTAGAACTGAGAAGGGCGGATACTAATGCAGAACTTAAGCAAAAATAGCCTTTCAACAGAAGAGCTTTCACAAATATTCAAGGGTAATACAAGGGGCTTTTTGTTTGTCAGCTCTCTTCAAGAAGATAACCTGCAAACCCCAAGTTTTTACTTACAAAAAGACTGTAAAGAGGTTGGTGGTAATGCGACATTCCCACCACTACCACCAGAAAAACTAGGGCTTTTGTTTTTATCATCTGGAACTTATGAAGCCACTGTAATTGGTGGCGCGGATAAATGGCGCAGGCTATACGATGGCACAACATTCGACCCAGCAACAAATATCCCTTAGAGCAATCAGCAGAGAAAATGCTTTTTATTGTATGACCGATGAATTAAAGCGCAGGGTATTTCAGGATTACGTTGATTTAAATAACAACCCATTGCCTTTAACTTATTCTTATATTGGGTGTTATGTTGGCGATGAATTATCAGGGTTTATTCATTTAGCAAAAGCAAAGAAGCACATTATTGATATTCATATAAATATAAACAAAGCTTTTAGGGGATATGCGCCAGTGTTTGCTAGAAAGGTTATAGGTAATCTATTTAACGAGCCAAGCATAAACAGACTAGAATCTGAAATACCCGTTTTATATAAAAGCATGTTAAAATTTGTACAAAATATCGGCTTTATTGTTGAAGGTGAAAAACAAGAAGCCTTTTTAAAGAATGGTAAGTGGTATAACACCTACATTATAGGATTAACGAGGAATAATTATGGGCGGCATTAGCTTAAGCGACTTTGACCCAACAACAGAAGAGGGTCTACTTAATATAGCCACGGGCGGTATTTATGAGCTACAGAAAGACCCTGTTTCTGATGCTTGGGGTGAGCTTACAGGCGAGGATGAAGAGAAAGCCTTAAAAGATCAGATTGCACAGCAAGAGCAGGCTCAATTAAACCAATTAGAGTTTATGAAAGAGCAGTACGGCGATATTACAGAGGGCTTAAGGCCTTATCGTGAAGCTGGTGAGTCCTTTCTTCCTCAATTGCAAGAAATGCTAAGCCCAGAAGCTAGACAAAGTTTTATTTCTGACTACCTACAAGGCAGTGAATACCAGCAACTGCAAGAGCAGGCCAGCAATCAATTACTTCAATCAGCAGCAGCAACTGGTAGTTTAGGTGCTAGTGGCACTCAGGATAGACTTGCGCGTCAAACCCTTCAAATGGGCAATCAGCTAGGCGGTCAAGCTTACAACCAAGTACTAGGAAACCTAACAACAGGCACCAACCTTGGTCTAGGTACATTCGGCACGCAGTTGCAAGCACAAGGCCAATTAAACCAAGGGATGCAATCAGGCTTAAGCAATCTTGCTCAGCTTGGCATTGGTCGTGCTAGTATAGGTCAAGGTGGCTTAATGGCTGATTTAGCGCCATTTATTCAAACTGGCGCAATGATTTACGGCGCTTCTTAAGGGGGATTTATGGCATTTCCAACAGCATCAGAAATAGCACGTCTAGGGCAAATGCAGCGCGCAAATAGCCCATTAGCGCAGCTTGGTCAATTAGTTCAAGGTGGCTTCCAAGGCTATCAGCAAGGCCAAGCAATGAAAGAGCGCAGAGATCAAGCGGCTGCGGCAAAGTCTGGAGAAGCAGCGGCGGCTAACTACTTAAAGCAAGCCGTTGAAAACCCAGATCAACAAGACCAGTTCTTTTTAAAGGCTTACGAGGCTTCACCTGAATTTGTTTCTAAGTTCATGCAAACTAAGAAGACACAAGGTGAGGCTGAGCAGCTAGGAAGCAGGTCGAGTGTTGAAAATAGAAAGCTTCAATTAAGAGAGCTTGAATATCAGGCAAACTTAACACGCCAAGCATTAGATCAAGAGACTAATGAACTCAAGCGACAAGAGCTAATGAATAGGTTAAGGCTTCAAGAAGAGAAGATTAAGCAAGAATCCCAAAAGACCGATGAGGCTGAATCCAAAAAAGAAAGCTCAGTGATGATGGCTAACGAGGCAGCTACACTAGCAAGGGAAATCGCTGAAAGTCCTAACCTTGGAAGCATTACAGGAACAATAGCGCCTAGGGTTGGCACTGTTAATCCAGAGTCTCAAGACTTAATTAATAAAGCTAGCAGGCTTCAATCACTATTAACGGTTGATAACTTAAAATTAATGTCTGGCGTTCTTACCGATAGAGATATTGGCTTTTTAACAAATGTGTCATCAGGGTTAAACCTAACTGATAACGGTATTCTTGGAAGTCAGAAAGCGGTGCAGAAGCGCCTTACTGATATTGCTTCAAAAATAGAAGGCGCACTAACTGGAGGTGAGGATAATAAAGAGCAAGAATCGCCTAAATACAAGGAAGGCCAAATTGCGACTAATCCACAAACAGGTCAGAAATTAATCTTTAGAGGTGGACAATGGCAGGCTCAATAGAACTACCAGAGGGATTTATAATTGAAGGCGAACAGGATGCTTCTAGTACTCTGCCAGAAGGATTTATTATTAGTGATCCTGAAGAGCCTATCACTAAAGAAAGCGTAGAAATGCGCTCCCCAGTTAGCGGGGGTAAATTCTCAGGCTTTAGTGATAATGAGAGGGGTTTTGCTGATACCTTGCCAGAGATAGGCGAAGCTCCAGAGCTAAATGAGCTTAGCGTGCCTGCTTTTAAGGCTTCCTATGCCCTTCTTGCTACTGGCGACAATAATAGGATCAAAGAGAGCTTACTGGAACAGTACGGTGATGCTATTAAGTTTGAAGAAGATGAAAAAGGCAATACTGTAATCAATTTGCCATCTGGGCAGTATGCCTTAAATAAAACAGGCATAAGCCCTCAAGATATTGCGCGTGGATTATTTGGCGCTTCTGCTATGACTCCTGCTGGTAGAGCTAAGACTTTTGCTGGATCGGTTTTAGGTGCTGGTGCAACAAGTGCAGCAATAGAGGCTGGTGCCGCTCAAACTGGCGCAGGATTTGATCCGCAGCAAGTCGCTATTGATGCTGCTCTTGGTGGTGTTGGTAAGGTTACAGAAGATATTGTTACTGGTGGGATCAGAGCCGCTAGAGGCAAGCTATCTGGAGCAGACGAGGCGCTAGAGGCTGCATCAAAAGAAACCGGAATTCCATTGATGACTACAGATGTAGTTAAGCCAGATACTTTATCTGGGAGGCTTGCTCAGTCTACAGGCGAAGTTATACCTTTTGCTGGTACGGGCGGCAAGCGAGCCTCTCAGCAGGCGGCTAGGGAGGAATTTGTGGAGAGCTTTGCCAGTCAATACACGCCTAGATATGAAGAAGTCGTTCAAGGCTTAAAAAATCAAACAAATAGAGTTAAGCAGGCAGCGGGCGCTAGACTTGGAAAAATCCAAAAGGACATGGCTGAATTTGGTGAGATAACTCCAAATAATTCAATTATGGCTATTGATAATGAGATCGCAGCATTAACAGCAAAAGGACGTGTGCCTGATGATACAACAGTTGCGCAGCTTCAAAGGTACAGAGATGCCTTAGAAGAGGGACAGACGTTTGAAACGCTTGATACTCTTCGTTCTGATTTTAGAGAGCAAGTGAAAGGTGATAGACAGGTCATGCCTAATCGCTCCCAAGCGGCAATTGATCGAATTTATAAGTCGATGACTAATGATATGGATTCGGCAATTAAAAATAATCTTGGAGACGATGCGCTAGCACGATTCAAGTCTGCAAAATCCATTTACGCTAGTGAAGCAAACAGAATTAAAAATACTAAAATTAAAAACATCTTACAGAAAGGCGATATTACACCTGAGCAGGCTGGGCAGATGATATTTAGTAAAAAGCCAAGCGAAATCAAAAACCTATATCAAAGCCTAGACCAGAAAGGCAGAGAGGCGGCGCGTTCTACTGTTATCTCAAAAGCAATAGAGGATGCTAGTAAGCGTGTTAATGGGCTTACCCCAAATACGCTAGCAAGCGAGCTTGGCAAGTATCAAACGCAATACAATGTAATGTTTAAAGGTGCTGAGAAAAAACAGATTGAAGGCTTGATTGAGCTTCTCAACGCAACAAGAAGAGCGCAAGACGCAAAAGTCGTTACGCCTACAGGTCAAATGCTTCTTGGCCCGCTTGGTGGTTATGCTGCATTCACAGACTTAGCATCAACACTTGGTGGGGGCTTAACGATTGGCGGATTTGCAAGAGCCTATGAGTCAGGGCCAGTTAAAAGGGCACTTTTACAACTTAAAAACAGCCCTAAAGGCTCTAAGGCTTACGATGCGGCATTGCAGAACGCTTCCGAGGTAATGAGGACGCTATTGATCGCTCAGCCCGAAGCAGAATAATGTATAATACTGAATATAAAATAAACATTTCCATAAGGTACCTATAATGGCTAATCAAATTAAAGCCCCAATTAACTACCCTATCATAGCAGGCGGTAAAATCGTATCGGGCGGCTCTGTTATATTTGGTCAGCCTAATGTTAAACCTGACCCTGATAACCCGTCTACACTTAAAGCGGTTTACTTGGATGCAGCTTTAACGCAGCAGGCAGAAAACCCTCAAGGTGTTAGCTCTGATGGTGTCTTTGATCAATCCGATACTGGTATCTTATACGGGCCAGAGAATACCGTTTACTCTATTGTTATTTTAGGCGCTAATAAAAAGCAGCTTTCCTATATTCCAGAGTACGACCTTTCAGACGCCAATGCAGCAGCAACAGCGCAAGCAGCCGCAGCGCAAGCAGAATCAGCGGCCTCTAACGCAATAGCGGCAAAGGATTTAACTGAGGCTTTATATACTGACTTCACTAATCGCTATTTTGGCTCTTATTCATCCGACCCAAGCGTGGATGACTTAGGCAATCCGCCGAATGAAGGCTCTATTTACTTCAACACCGTATCTGATGTGTTTTTTACATGGAATGGCAGCGCGTGGGTTAATTACTTCCCATCTAATCCTAATGGGTTATTGGTTACTGCTACAGGCACAACTACGCCTAGAAGTCTGGCTGATAGGTTTGGGGAGATCATTAGTGTTAATGATGAAGGCGCTATAGGGGATGGAGTTTCGGATGATAAGTCGGCTTTTGATTTATTGGACTCAAAAGGACGTCTAGGCTATATACCTAAGCCAGAGGTAAGTTATAGTTTTAGCGCAACTACACAACTAAACAACAGCGCAGTGCTAGTTGACCCTTCTTCACCATGGGCCGGCATATTTGATAGTGGTAATTTAGAGTTAATAAGAAATAGAGCAACCGAGGAGCCGGACGGCTGTAATATCTGGAGACTGTCCGACAGGGTCTTCATAGGCGAGGCGGCTGAAGCTTTTGCTGGTGATTCGTTATCTAACGATGGAGGTTCGTCTTGGTTTAATAATACCGACTATGCAGGGTACTTAGCAATAAACTCGCATGTGGTTATAACTAATTCACCTAATAAGAAGTCACCTAACTATGGTTATTCCGTTGGACTGCGGTCATCCAATGCAAACGGGAGCATTATAGGGTTAGGCGCTTCCATAGTTGTAGACTCTACAAACGCTAGGGGCTGGGGAGCCATCTTTGAGATGCAGAGGGAAGAGCCATCTTCAAAATGCAACGCTATTGAAATAGCTAGTAAAAATAAAGGGCAAAATACAGTTTGCACCCCTAATACGTTAGCCACAGGCGGCCCAGTAGGAGATTACGGTATATGGGCTGCTGGTGGTGGTGATTCCCCATTTGGAGGTTCTTCTGCAAACCCTAGCACTGCGGTAATGGCTATACTTAGCAATGATAATACTTGGAATTCAGGTATAGTTGTTGCGAAGGATGGCCTAACAAATGGCGAGGTTATATCTATGTCAAGCGAAGGGATTGGCGGGAGCCATGCTTTAAATTGGTATAACGGTGCTGGCAATAAGGTGTTTTCAATATTCTCTAATGCTACAGACCCTGACTCAGTCCAGATGCGACACACAAATAATGGTGTTTCATTTTACAATGGGTCGAGCGAAACCCATAGATTAGGTTCTGATTCAAATTCGGTAAACGGGTTTAATCTATTCTCATCAGCAACAGGCGCTGCCCCATCTATTTCTACAATAGGCCTTGACGCAGATATAGATTTAAGGTTGGTGCCAAAAGGTACAGGGAATGTTAGATTTGGTGCGCATAGTGATTTAGTGGCAGAAACGGTAACTGGTTATATAACTATTAAAGATGAAACTGGTGCAATTAGAAAATTAGCAGTAGTTAGTTAAGGGAAGGAAATGGAAGAGCATAATATTTTACTAAATGAGAACGAGCTTCAGATAATCAGTAATGCACTTATTCATAGGCCATATGGAGAAGTGGCTCAGCTTATTTTGAATATGAACGAACAGATTATAAAAAATAACAAAAAACCAAATAATAGTGAAAGTCTGTATCCTAGTAATACAAAGTAGGTGGCAATACAGTAATTGACCCTAAACTACTATGCACATGCGGCCACAAGGATTGTGACCGCCGCAGCGTAGATAAACATAAGCACAAGTAACATTAACTAAACACCATGACTAAACCAAAATGATAACCACTAATAACTTCAACCCAAAAACAGACCCTAAACTACTATGCACAT